CGCGTTATAAAATACAACTCCCGTACCTGCTGATGATGTATCTGAATTAGCGTTCGCCCAAGCCGTTCCGTTATATCTCAATACCTGATTAACCAGCGGGGTTCCAATCGTTACTTCATTAAGATTGGATAACGGAATATCTATAGATGCCGAGCCATTAAATGAAACGCCAGCAATATCACGCGCAGTAGTTAGAGTCGCAGCCGATCCCGTAGTATCTGCATTAATGGTCGCTGGTAGAGATAGAGTCACCGCACCAGTCGGAGAAGATACGTCTATCTCGTTTGCTGTTCCCGTGATAGAGACTACAGCCCCATCACCTTTATCATTAAAGGTATTCCAGTCGGTAGAACTTAAATAACCAGAGGTAGCCGTTCCAGCAGCACTGATGCTTATATCAGGAGCCGCGCCACCAGTAGACGAAATAGGGCTAGTAGCAGTGACAGAAGTAACCGTGCCGACATTAACAGAACCGCCGAGGGCTGTTACTGATCCGTTTATTGTGATTGATGAATTGACCAGCTTGGAGTTCGCTATCGAACCCGCCAGCATTGTATTGGTGACGGTCGAGGTGTCCGTTGTGTAGACCCCATCCGTTACCGTTCCAGCATTGCCGCCAATTGAAAGGCCGGAGGCAGTGCCGCTTATATTAGTTCCGACCAAAGCGGTCGGAGTTCCGAGTGCCGGAGTGATGAGAGTTGGGCTGGTTGCCAGAACATTATCACCCGTTCCCGTATTCGCTACACTAACAAGATTACTAGACCCGTCTGTAGCCACCGCATGAGAGGCTGTAAGCCCCGATATGTTCGCGCCTGATACAGACACTATCCCGGAGTCATCCAGCGTAGCTGTGGAGTTCTGAATAAGAAGTCCAGTAACACCATCGAATCGAGTTATAGCGTTGTCGGTAGATGAACCGGGGCCAACTACATCCCCCGATCCAGCCCCGCCAGCGTTAACCGTGACGATAGATTCTGTTCCATCATCCTTCTTCATGTACAGCTTGCCATCGTATGTATTGATAGCAAGTTCACCCAAAGCCAAATCAGTGGTCAGCGGAACCTTAGCGGCAACCGCCGACCGTTTAATCTTAATAGAATTTGCCATTAGGCTCCCCTTTAGGCTATATAGCCGGGATTAAAAATTAGAACGTGCCGCCGTCCACATTGATCTCGTACTCAGCCGCAGCAGTCAATTGCCCCTGTGCGTTCACTGTGAACGTGGTTGTATAGAGTCCGTCAGTAGTTCCGTAGGTTGCTGCGGTTACTGCGGTGTTAGTAATCGAGAACTCGTTACCTGTCAGCGTCAACCCTGTGCCAGCGGTATATGCACCAGCGGCAGAGAACTGAACCCAAGTTACAGGAGTCGTTCCGAGCGTTCCACCAGAGTTTACTGAGCAAACCCACCCGCTATCTGCTTGTGTGGTTCCTTCTTCGATAAAAGTAAATGCGCCGATTAAAGAATCCCAAGTATTCGCATCGGCAGTCCGAGTCCACGCGCCAGCGTTGCATTGGTAGATGCCGTTGTTCTCGTCTAGCGTTTGATTCTTTACCAGAACGCGCATACCAGCGGTGATTGAAATTCCGTCAATCGTTTGTGCGCCAGATAAAGTGATGTTAGCAGTAGTAGCAGCAACGCACGAAGCCTTTGGATCAAGACCCTGTGCGACTGAATCTACATAGGCTTTGGTAGCGGCATCTTGAGCAGAGGTAGGATCGCCCAGACCAGTGATCTTGTATCCAGCCCACGCCACGTCACCTGTTGGTACTGACAAATCAGAAATTGAAGCGGTAGAAGCAGCAGTTACAAGACCCTTTCCATTTACGGTTACTTTGGTAAAAGTGCCTACATCAAGATTAACAGTAGAAAGCGTACCTGTTCCCGTCACTGCTGCTGTGCCGTCGAAAGCATCCGAGGTGTAAGCAATATCGCCAGTGATCGAGATAGTGCGACCAGTCTCTAAAGCCGTTGCGGTATCTGCGTTGCCTGTTAACGCACCAACAAAGTCGGTAGAGGTAACAGATACTAAACCAGCGATGGTAGTAGCTGAAGCACCTAAAGCAATTGCTGTAGTTCCTACTGTAACGGAATCATTCGCCAGCATTAAGTTGGTGACGGTTCCAGTGTCGGTCGTGTAAACGCCGTCTGTAACTGTTCCAGCATTGCCAGAAATATCGCCAACCATTTCGCTGCTGAAGGTTTTAACTCCGGCAACTGTTTGCGCTGATGAGAGGTCTACGAACGCACCATCACCACCAATCGTGATAATGCTGGTAGCTGTACCGCCAGCACCGCCCGTTCCTGTACCGTAGTACAGAATATTCGTTTGTTCGTTAAAGGCTAGTTCTGCGTTCTCTAGTGAAGCGGGTGCGCCAGCGCCGCCGCCATTTGCTCTACGTTTAATTCTGATCTTGTTTGCCATTTTTAATACTCCTTAGAAGTTTCCACCATCGGTTATTTCGGTTTGATTAACATTGTTCCATTCGTTAGAACCGAACATTACTACATCCCGATATTGAATATTACTCATCACCACGGGATAACCTGCGATGAGATTATTATTACCGCCACCACCAGTGCCTCTATTTATCTGAATGACTTGTCTAGGTACTGGCGTTACCTGTACCGTGAGATTATTCCCATCGGTTACGTTTACATTAAGGTTCGCCATATCAGATCTTTACAATGCCATCACTGCGAACAATAAAGAGAAGAAAGATTATATTGTCCTCTGCCGGAGTGCTTCCAGCAGCGACAAAGCCTATCTTGATTCGACCAGAGAAGCCCGCGCCATTAATTGAACTAATAGCCAGTTGAGCGTCATCATCAACTAAGTCCCACGAGTCATCATTTATGATAAGTGTGAAAGAGCCAGCAGCGTTATCACGGTTAACAATAGTTAAAGGAATCGCGGCAGGTGTTGGGGTGTAATTCGTTATGTCGAAGGTCAACCCGTAGCGGGAGTCCTTCACATTGGATAGGGTTCTACGGACTATCTGAGCGTCTATGGTCGCGCCAGTTAGATTTACAGGCGTTACGCCATCATCGCTAGTTAACGCGAGATTCCAGAAGGTAGACTGTTGGTATACGAGTTCGCCAGCGATGATAGGATTGTCGAATCCGCTGACTTGAGATAGGGAGTTCTTATTAAATACTGCCACGATCTGCTCCTTACTAGGAATTCGGTTCGCTCACTAGCGAATCCGTGCAGTCATGTTGTGTCTTATGTGCGGATTTTAATCTAGTTTTAACTATATTGAAAGACGATTAAAGTTCTACCCATCCCGTAAGGATATACTTCACTCCATTTAACGGTGGATTGCCTCTGTGCGTATGAGTATATCCCGCCGGAAAAAGTATTAATGTTCCTTGTTTTGGTTTAATCCGCTTATGGTAGTATAGGAACTCAGTCTCTCCGCCTTCATCTACATCATTCAAGTAGAGAATAAAAGCCATAATTCTAGCACTCTCGCTCCTAGACCCGTTCTCACAATGCCAAGTATGGTAGCCTTCCCCTACACCTGTTTTTTGAATTTTTAGATAATATATTTGATGTTTATCTAATCCTTTTAGTGCGGCATATTTTTTAGAGTAATCAGGATATATTGACTGCCAAAATGTTTGCGTGAACAGGCTCAATGCACTAGCAGTAGGCAGGTAACATTCACCTGTATTAAATGCGGCGGTGCTAATTGCAGCGTCATCCATCATAGTTAAATCTTCGTCACTGCGCCGCCAAGTTAATCCTGTCTTTTCTAAAGATGTATAGTGGTCGATCAGTTCATTGCAGTATTCCGTGCTAACGATATTATCGTATATACCTATAAAATCATCTGACATTTATTCTGTTCCTGAGTTTTAAGCCCATACCGCATTAGGTCTACTAGGCCACTCTGTAACGGGCTTTGGGTCTATAGCTATATTCCGTAGAATATTCCTATAAGCGACAAAGTCGCTTTTGTTCTGTAGAGTCTGCTGCGATCCATCCTCAATCAAAGCAGTCCAGTCGGTGTCCATTAGAAGTTGTGTAGCTTTTGCTTTTATATGGCACGGCTGAAGTTCAATGCTTTTTATAGTCTTATCTGCCGCGTAGTAATGTAAATGCGCGGCAGCATCATCCTCGCAATCAATCCAAAAAAAAGGGATACAAACTTCGAACTCCGCTTCACATACATCCACAATGGCATATCCGTCACATCTTAATTGTGATGGTGACACTAACGCTTTTTTCATATTAATTCCTAATAATTTATTATTATCTGTCCACCAAGACCCGCGCCACCAGCACCATTGCATGACTGTGTTGGAGCGTTTCCAGAAAGGCCGCCACCACCACCAGCGGCAGTTGCTAATGTTGAGAAAGAAGAAACTCCGCCAGTACCGCCGCCAGTCCTAGACCCGCCACCACCACCGCCGCCGATAACATAAGCTACGGATGCACCCGGAGTTAGACCCGTTGCTCTGACATACGCAATACTACCGCCACCGCCACCACCGCCACCGATAATTCCTGCATATTGCCCCCCGCCGCCACCGCCCGATCCACGTCTAGTTGCAACATTTCCAGCCGCGTTGCAATACCCGCCAGTGCCGCCGCCAGTCGTAATAGAACTCCCAGTCGAACCTTCACCGCCGCCGCAATAAATCGATCCAGCCATACCCCCGGTAGCACCAGCACCTCTGAAGCCTATAGCAGCGTAGCCCGTAGTAGAGGTATTGCCTGTGCCGCCATATCCACCTTTATTACTGGGGCTTCCCTGTGATCCACCGCTTCCGCCACCGCCGCCACCTATTACCCATACATCCGCTGCAGTTACTCCGGCAGGTACTGTCCACGATGTTCCAGTAGTTAAAGTGACCCAAGTAGCCCCGCCGCCACCAGCAGAAGGGGCAGATGACCAAGTAGTGCCATTGGAAGTAAGTACGTTGCCTGACGTACCCGCTGCGATACCTGTGACCGCACCAGTTCCCGCGCCGACCAATAGACTGTTAGCGGTTAGAGTTGCTGCGCCAGTGCCGCCATTAGCTACAGGAAGTGTTCCCGCAACCCCTGTGGTCAGAGTAACCTGCCCCGATGAGTTCGTGTTATTTGCTAGTTGACTTAGATTAAAAGCATTTGTCATGCTGCCCCCGCTCGTGCGAATGTTTGTTGGAGAATCACGTTGTTAACTGTGTCAGGAGCATTAGCTAATGTATACGCCCCAACAACAGTCGTAAAGTCCGTTCCTAGTTTTAATAATACACCGTTTTGATACAGATTAAAACCACCCGAAGTGAATGAGAATGGGTATGTTACCTGACCTATTATAGTTTGGATAACCTCATTGACTGGCGTTCCGTTAGGCACTCCCAGATTGTTTGGTGTCCATTGTATTATCTCAAGATCGCCCGTTGTTACATCGGGGAAGTTTGTAATAGTCTGCCCGATAATATCGTAGTCTTGCTCATTAACTACCGTTCCATTAATGAACAGAAGTTCATAGCCTGAGATTAATGTAAATCCTGATACTGTATAACTTCCAGCACTTGTTAAGGTTGCTGAATTCCTACTAAATGAAGCATAGGTTCCTGTAGGGCCATTGGTCGATCTGAAAGATATTACAGTGACAATGTTATCTAATACTACTCCTGTTCCGAATGTTACCCCACCAGCGGCATCCGTATATTCCGAAGTCTGGCACAATGTCCCCTGATTAAATACAAAACATTGCCCAACTAGATAGGCCGCGTTCCTAGAAACCGGGAAGAATGTCTGTCCACTTGTCGCTGTAAATGTCGATATAGTCATATCAAAAGTGTCTGGAACGGTAAAGCCTACCACTCGCCCATAAATGTCAATGGTGATCGTTGCCGCTGACCCTGTGATGGTATAGACACCGGGGCCAAAGTCTAGGTAGGGTGCGAGATGAGCAACGACAACGCCATCGGCATTATTCGATACCGATATTTCGCCCGTCCCGACACTCGTAGTCCCTACCTTTAATAACTGTCCTGTTCTTACATCAAGATCAATGTAGTTAATTCCATCAGGCAAAGCCGCCCAGATAGTAGGATCGAATAGATTAGTCTCGTATGGAACGAAAGCCGCTGTGCCGGAAGCGTAGATAGCAAAGCCTGTGTCGAAGGATATTTTGCGACCCGTTCTATTCGTATACAGAGGATAGATAGTCGTTCCGAAAGCGGGTTCAGCTAGATACCAAGAGTATGCCGCTGGATCAATACTAGGCGTTATGCTGCTTTGATTAATCAACCCGTAGTAATACTTCCCTCTAGGATTAAGATCAAAGCCCGTGCCTGTGATCGTATCGGCGTAAGCGATAACCAAGTATTGCTCTGAGTATTGGAAGGTCGTGGGACGCCAATGAAAGACCGCGCTAGGCAGACTGAAGCTAGACGCTCCCAGACTATTCATCATTCGAGTGACGAAATACCAATCACCTGATGCAATCCCCGCCAGAGAGATTAAGGGGAGGACTGTATTAATATTCCACGGAGTTCCGTTAGCCTGTACCTCACTAGTACCTGCAAAGATTAACTGCGCCTCTGTAGGGCTTGCGAACGCGGTGTAATAGAGTTCCGCATACTGAGAGATACCAGCAGCCGGAGTCGTTACTTGCACCAAGAACAAAGGGTTAACCGCAGTCGGATATTGTGTCTCAACTATTGGTGGTGGCACTGTTCCGAATACTAGCGGATCGCCGATACCTGTGTTCGGACTTGGCTGGAATTCGGTAATAGCCACATCATCGTAGACGGTAGGATTAAATTCCATCAGCAGCAGATTTACTACAATCGCGCCATCATCTTTGAAGGTCTGAGATACTTTATTGGTTCTGAATAGTTTATCTACCCATCCATAATTAGCATTGGTTAATGTCATTACATCACCAGCTTCTAATTGGAGTCCATCGAACCCAACAGAACAAGTGACCTGCAAATCCTCCCGCGAGGACTTTAAGAATCGGTTAGCTAGATACTGTGCGCGTACATTATTGTTACAGAATGGAACTGTTATTGATTGCTTATTAATCGGCTCATTAGGGAATAGAAGTGCCGGATCAATTTGGGCTAGATCAAAAGTTGAAGTATTAAACGCATCCTGATTAGACTTGTCGGGGAACTTGACCTCGGCAATATTGAATGAATTAGA